TTTTTAGCACGAATGGGCAATATGCCTGGCGCTGAGATGAAAGATGGGAAGCCTACCCGACTCCTATTATCTCTTAGAGCTTGGGGCGCAACGTCCAAGGAAGACGCTAAAGCTAAAGCTAAAGCGATCTCTAAGAGGAATATGAAGTGAGACCAGTATCTGTTGGAGTTGAACCTACAGCCGCTACGCTGACTACTGTTTACACAGTACCTACGGGTTACTACGCCAAATTCACAGTCATGTATATCCACAATACTGGTGGATCGACAAAACACATTACTGTGGTATGGAATGATGCAAGTGCCGCTACTTCCTACGACATCCTGACTGAATACAACTTTACTTCTAAGCAATACCTTCAATTTGATGGCAACGCTTATATCGTTTTAGAAGAAGGCGATAAGATTCAAATTACGACTGAAGCGGGTAGTTCATTCAGTTTTATTGCCACATTTGAGGTTTCAGGAGCGCAACGAACATGACCTACTTAGAACTTGTTAACGATGTGCTAGTTCGCTTGCGTGAAAGCACAGTATCTACTGTAGGCGAAACAACCTATTCTTCTCTGATTGGCAAGTTTGTCAATGATGCTAAACGTCAGATTGAAGACTCTTATAACTGGAATTGCCTTGCTCAAACAATTACAGTAACGACTACTGCTGGTACTAGTTCCTATGCTTTGACGGGTGCGGGACAGAAGTTCCGTATCAATGATGCAATCAACACAACCAGTTTGATTGGTCTTCGCAATATTGAGTTTGTGGACATGAACCGCAAACTAAACCTTGGCGCACCTTCGCAATCTATTCCTTCAGAGTTCTGCTTTAGCGGTGTAGATGGTAATGGCGACACAAAAGTAGACCTGTTTCCAGTTCCTAATGGTGCTTTTACTCTGTTGTTTGACCTAACTGTCCCACAAGCGGCTTTGTCTGCTGATGGCACATCTGTGAAGGTCTTGGACTACTTGGTGACTCAAAGTGCCTATGCTCGTGCTTTGATTGAACGTGGTGAGGATGGCGGTACATCTAGTTCAGAGGCTTATGCCCTGTTTAGAGGAATGCTCTCTGATGCTATTGCATTGGAGTCCACTCGTTATCCTGAAGACAACTTTGTGGCGGTCTAAATGGCAGCACAACTCCAAAGTTACAGTCTCTCAGCACCAGGCTTCTATGGCCTGAATACTGAAGATTCCCCCCTTGATTTAGGGGCTGGCTTTGCTTTGGTTGCAACTAACTGCATTTTGGATCAGTATGGTCGTATTGGTGCTAGAAAAGGTTGGTCAAGGGTTAATCCTACCTCTGGAAACCTTGGTGCTAACGATGTTGGTGTCATCCATGAGTTAGTCCAGAATGACGGGACTCTTACAGTTCTATTCGCTGGCAACAACAAAATATTTAAACTTGGTACTGCTAATGCGGTGACTGAGTTGACCTATGGTGGTGGAGGCTCTGCCCCTACCATTACTGCATCTAACTGGCAGACTGCCTCTTTGAATGGCATTGCTTACTTCTTTCAAACTGGTCACGATCCTTTGATTTATGACCCCGCAGTAAGTACAACTACTTATCGCAGAGTATCTGAGAAGTCAGGCTATGTAGCGACTGTTCCTCAAGCGAACATCTGTATCTCTGCTTTTGGTCGTCTGTGGGTGGCTAATACTTCTACAGATAAGGTTACTATCAGCTTCTCTGACCTGATTGCAGGTCATGTGTGGGGTGGTGGTACTTCTGGAACATTAGATGTTTCTCGGGTATGGCCTAATGGTGCTGATGAAGTGATGGGTTTGGCAGCTCACAATGATTTCTTGTTTATTTTTGGTAAACGACAGATTCTTGTCTATTCTGGTGCTTCTACACCCGCATCTTTGGTTCTGAGCGACACAATTGGCTCTATTGGATGTATTGCAAGAGACACCATTCAAAGTGTTGGCTCTGATGTTATTTTCTTGTCAGACTCAGGTGTTCGTTCATTGATGAGGACTATTCAAGAGAAGTCTGCTCCCCTGAGAGACTTGTCTAAGAATGTTCGTTTTGACTTGGCTTCAGCATTGGTAAGCGAGACATTGGCTAATTTGAAGTCTGTTTACTCAGAAAAAGAAGCCTTTTATCTGCTTGTTTTACCCGCAACATTCCAAGTTTATTGTTTCGATACCAAGCAATCATTGCAAGATGGGGCTTCCCGTGTAACGAAATGGGACTCAATTGCACCAACTGCTTTGCGTTCTTTGCGTAATGGTGACTTGTATATTGGTAAGAATGGCTACATTGGTAAGTATGGAACTTATCTTGATGATGCTAATACTTACCGATTTGCGTACTACACCAACAATGCTGACTTGGGAAACCCTAATCAGATTTCTATTCTGAAGTCTGTAACTGCCATTGTGATTGGTGGATCGAATCAGTTTCTAACGATCAATTGGGGTTTTGATTACTCTGGTTCTTATCGTGCTGAAAACGTCTACATTCCTACACAAGCCAGTTATGAGTATGGAATTGCTGAGTACAACATTGCTGAATATACAAGTGGTGTGCCAATTAAGACGCTTACAGCAAATGCTTCTGGTGCGGGAAAGATTGTACAAACGGGTTATGAAACAACAATTAACAATGTTTCATTTTCTCTGCAAAAGATTGAAATTCAAGCCAAAGATGGCAAAATCGGCTAAGGAGAATTATTTTGAGTAATTACACAAAAACCACCAATTTCGCTACCAAGGACAATCTGTCGCCTGGCAATCCATTAAAGATTGTTAAGGGTACAGAGATTGATACCGAGTTCAACAATATTCAGACTGCTGTTGCCACAAAGACAGATAACTCTGCCGCCAACATTACTGGTGGTTCAATCACAGGTATCACAGATTTAGCGGTTGCTGATGGCGGTACTGGTGCATCTACGGCTACTGCTGCTTTGAATAACCTCTTGCCTACCCAAACAGGTAACGCAAACAAGTATCTTCAGACTGATGGCACTAACGCTACATGGGATGCAGTAAGTCTTTCTACTTCTGACATCACAGGAACTCTGCCCGTAGCCAATGGTGGTACAGGCGTAACTGCATCTACTGGCACAGGCTCAGTAGTGTTGTCAAACTCGCCAACATTGGTGACTCCCGCCTTGGGAACTCCTGCTTCTGGTACAGCTACTAACCTAACTGGTTTGCCGATCTCCACGGGCGTTTCAGGTCTTGGTACTGGTGTAGCTACGTTCCTTGGAACTCCTTCTAGTGCCAACCTAGCCTCTGCTGTAACAGATGAAACTGGTTCTGGTGCTTTGGTGTTTGCCAATAGTCCTACTCTGGTTACTCCTGCTTTAGGAACTCCCGCTTCAGGAACTTTAACCAACGCTACTGGTTTGCCAATCAGTACTGGTGTAAGTGGCTTGGGTACGGGTGTGGCTACATTCTTGGGTACTCCTAGTTCAGCAAACTTAGCTTCTGCGGTATCTGATGAAACAGGAAGTGGTGCTTTAGTCTTTGCAAACTCACCTACCTTGGTGACTCCTGCTCTCGGCACTCCATCTGCTTTGGTAGGCACAAACATCACAGGTACTGCCTCTGGTCTAACCGCAGGTAACGTAACCACAAACGCTAACTTAACAGGTGCAGTCACTTCTGTTGGCAACGCTACATCTTTAGGTTCATTCAGTTCTGCTAACCTTTTAGGTGCTTTGACAGACGAAACAGGCACAGGTTCAGCAGTCTTTGCTACATCTCCTACCCTAGTAACTCCTATCCTTGGAACACCCACTAGCGCAACTTTAACGAACGCTACAGGTCTTCCTATCGCTACAGGTGTATCAGGTTTAGGAACAGGTGTAGCAACCTTTCTAGCGACTCCTAGTAGTGCAAACTTAGCTGCTGCTTTGACAGATGAAACTGGTAGTGGTGCTAATGTTTTTGCGACTTCTCCCACTTTGGTGACTCCCATTCTTGGAACACCTACAAGTGCAACCCTGACCAATGCGACAGGTCTGCCTTTAACTACTGGTGTGACAGGAACACTACCCACTGCTAATGGTGGTACTAATCTCACATCATTCACATCAGGCGGTGTGGTTTACGCCTCAAGTACAAGTGCATTGGCTACTGGGTCTGCGATGACGTTTAGCGGTACTCAACTTGCAGTTACAGGAACAGCAACATTTAAAAGTATTTATTCAACTACTCCATCTCAATTTACAACACTTAATTACGATGGTGTTGAGGTTCAAGGAGCGCAAGACGCTTACTATGTTGCCCCTAGTGGTAGAGCGCAAATTTGGCAGTTAGGCGGCTCAGAAGGTATGCGCTTAACCGCAACAGGTCTGGGTATTGGGACAAGTTCGCCAGCACAGAAACTACACGTTCTTAGTGCAAGCGCAACCGCAACTGTTGCAAAGTTTGCCGCCACAAACTACGGAAATCTTGGAACAACTTACATTGAAATTGGGTCACAGTTTGGTGATGGTTGCTCAAGAATTGGAAGTATAAACCCAGTAAATAATCAAAGTATTCTTGTCTTTGAAACGATGACAGCAACATCGGGGGTGTATGCGGAACGAGCCAGAATAGATAACAATGGCAGTTTTTTAATTAACTGCACATCTGTACCTAGTGGTGGTAGTAATTCAACTGCCTACGACAATACTGGTGATGAGTCTTGGGTTGGTTCTTCTACTGGAACTGGCGGTTCTTACAAGTGGAAGTTTTATAACGGGAATGGGTTAGTTGGAAGCATTGTTACAAGTGGGTCTTCTACTGCGTTTAACACATCGTCTGACTATCGTTTAAAAGAAAACATTGCGCCTATGACTGGTGCTTTGGCTACTGTTGCACAACTTAAGCCATGCACATACACATGGAAAGCTGATGGCGCATCAGGTCAAGGTTTTATTGCCCACGAACTTGCTGAGGTTGTGCCTCAATGTGTAAGCGGTGCAAAAGATGCAGTAGATGCTGATGGGAAAATTAAACCGCAAGGCATTGACACATCATTCTTGGTGGCTACATTAACTGCGGCTATTCAAGAACAACAAGCAATCATTGAATTACTCAAGGCACGACTTGATGCCGCTAATCTTTAAGGAAATAACATGACTATCACTTGGACAATCTCAACCCTAGACCGCAATACCGCTAACGGCTTTGTAACTACTGCACATTGGCAAGCCACAGCAGTAGATGGAGACTATTCAGCATCTATCTATTCCACTTGTGGATGGGCAGAAGGAACACCTACGATTCCCTATGCAGACCTGACACAAGAGACAGTCCTTAACTGGGTTTGGGCTAATGGTGTTGATAAGCAAGCAACAGAAGATGCTCTAACTGCTCAGATTGATTTGCAGAAGAATCCTGTTCAGCTTTCTGGCACTCCTTGGGGTCAAGCATGAAGCTAGAGTTAGACATTAACGAAATCAATTTTGTGTTACAGACTTTGGGGCAGTTGCCCTCAAGTAGCGGAGTTTGGCCTCTTATCGTAAAGATTAAAGAACAGGCTGAAGCGCAAGTTCCTAAAGAAGCGGAGTAAACATCATGGCAATTACTAATGCAGATATATTAGGTTGGTTGAACGCCAATCCTAATGCTAATGATGATCTTATTTATAAGACAATGATAGAGGCTGGTGTAACTACTGAACAATACCTGTCTGCTACTGGTAAGCCACTTCCTAGAAGCACTGCTACCCCAAAAGTAACCAATGCGGATATTTTGGGATGGTTGAATGCGAACCCTGGTGCTAGTCCTGCTCTTATCAATGAAACGATGAAAGCGGCTGGAGTTACTTCTGCTCAGTATCAATCTGCTACTGGTTTGGCATTGCCTACAGTAAGTGCCCCTGCTCCAATGCCTCTTCCTGTTAGTGTTGCTAATACTCAACCTCCAGTTCCACAAGTATCAACTCCACAAGCAGCGCCAACTCCTCCTTCAGAAGGATTGCTTGGTGGGGCTGTTCAAGCACCTCCAGTATCGACTGTAACCAATGCTGACATTCTGGGGTGGTTAAATGCTAACCCTAACGCTACTCCTGCTCTTATTAATGAAACAATGAAAGCTGCAGGTGTTAGTGCTAACCAATACTTGTCGGCTACTGGTAAACCACTTGCAGGGTCGCAAGCCACTGGAGTTGGTAGTATTTTGCAAGCCACTGGAGTTAGTGGTATTTTTCCAGAGGGAATGCTTACTAATACTCAGTTAACAAGTGTTCCTGATAATCCTTTAGTTAAACTGTATCAAGATACATTAGGTAGAACACCATCCAAAGAAGAAATTGAAGGTTGGGGGTTTGGTAAAACTATTGATGCACAAGAACTTGACAGATTCCTTGGTGCTGCTCGAAGAGAAGCTGTTGAAACCATGCCTAAAACAGGTGCAGTAGGTAACATAGCTAATCAGATTTTGGCTCAAGGAACTACAGACAAATGGGCTGGCGAAGGTTTTGGTTCTCCTCAAAAGAATGCCTATGACATGGCTGTAATGTTGGCTGGTCAAGGTTTTACCGACATTAATCAATTTGGTGAACGCACTAATCCTGAAGGCAAAAAAGAGTACTTCAATAAAGCTACAGGAGAGGCAGTAAAGTCTTACTACGATAGAGCAGGTGACGACATCTGGGGAGGAACTTTTACTGGAAAAGACTCTACTGCTTATGGCGTTAGTTTTGATCCTGCTGGCAAGCCTCTTTTCTACTCTAAATCTGGTGGTGATAGTGCTGACGTTCCTAGTTGGGTAGCACCTGCCTTAATTATTGGAGCTGCTTACTTTGGATTAGATGCTTCAGGTCTGTTGAGTGGTTTGGGAGGAACGGGTGCGGCAGGTGCGGCAGGTACAGCCGCTACAGCAGGAGCTGGAAGTTTAACAGCAGGGATAACACTAGCCGATATTATTGCAGCAGAAGCCTTATTGCCTGGATTGACCGCTGCACAAGCGGCAGGACTAGGTGCGGCAGGGTTGGGTAGTCTAACGGCAGGTATTACGCCAGCGCAAATTGCGGCTGCAGAAGCAGGGTTAACTGGATCGGGATTGCTAAGTGGTAGTCTTACAGCAGGTCTAACAGCAACTGATATTGCGGCACTAGAAGCAGGATTGCCAACCGCAGGAAGTTTAACTTCTGGAATAACAGCAGCACAAATTGCGGCAGGTGAATCGGCATTACCAGGAGCAGGATTGGGTGCGCCTTCTTTAGTGGGTGGTGTAGCAGGGACTGGCGCTCTTCCCGCAACAGTTCAAAATGCACTAGCTAAGGCGGGTGTTTCAACCGCAGTAAATAGTCTTCTAGGTACTGGTGGAACATCAAACATTCCTAATCTGATTTCTGGTGGACTAGGAACAGCAGGTAATCTGCTTCAGATGCAAGAATCTAGGGAAGCGGCTCAAAGAGCACAAGCCCGTATTGATGCTGAGACTGCTGCCGCTAAAGCATCTGCGGCTTTCCGACCTATTGGCATGACTACTCGCTTTGGCACTTCACAGTTCCAAGTCGATCCTGTAACTGGTCAACTGACAAGCGCAGGGTACACATTAAGCCCTGAAGCCAAAGCACAGCAAGACAGGTTTATGGCTTTGTCTCAGCAAGGTTTGACTCAAGCTGAACAAGCCCAAGGTCAGTTTGCTCCTTTACAAACAGGTGCTCAAAGGTTGTTTGGTCTTGGTAATCAGTACTTGGCTCAATCCCCTGAAGCGGTTGCTCAGAACTATCTCAATCAACAGATGGCTTTGTTGCAACCAGGCAGAGAGTTAGAGTTAGCCACATTGCAAAACAGACTCCAACAACAAGGTCGTGGTGGTCTTTCTGTTGCTCAAGGCGGTACTTTGGGTGCTACAACTCCTGAACTACAGGCTTTGTATAACGCTAGAGCACAACAAGAGGCTCAATTGGCGGCTAATGCTCAACAGTATGGTCAGCAACAGGTCGCATTTGGTGCAGGATTGCTTGGTACAGGCGCTCAAACAATGGGTCAGTACTATGGTGGTCAACAAGCCGCTTATGCTCCTTACACGACTGCTATGGGTCAGGTTCAGGCTCTTGAGGGCTTAGGTCAACAACCCTTCACAATGGGTGCACAACTTGGTCAAACAGCATCTACTGCGGGTGCAAGAGCAGGGCAATTAGGTTTAGAAGGTGCTAGATTGAGTACTGCTTTGGCAACAGGTGCTGATGCAACTAGAAACCTTGGTGCTCAAAGTCTGATAGCGGCAGGTAATCCTAATGCTCAGTTTGGTCAAGCAATAGGAAGTGCTTTGGGTGGATTGTTTGGTGGAATTCCACAAGCAAGTTTGACAACAGGATTTGAGCCTTCCTCAATAGTGGCAGCAGAATATGGGTTGCCTGTTGACTATAGCTTTCTTTACAGTTAAGGAATCATCATGGCAGAAAATATCGTAGCGAGTCTGTTTG